CGGTAGCACTGCTGGTACTTGCTAATCTCGGCCTCTCGCAATACCTCAAGCATCTGGCCTCCCCAAAATCCCAGCAGTCGCCCCAGACATTGAAAAGATGCCAGCAGTCTTGTCCTGGGAATGGAAAGTTCGTAGGTGACTGAGCCAGTGTTCCACTTGATTGTCCGTGGCAAAGCCGTCAGGCTTGGTGTATTCAGAAGGATACTTTTCTGAGTAGGCCAGATTGCCCATACTCAGAGGAATACCCGCCATGATCACCTCATCAAAACCCATGCCATGCTTGGCCCACAAAGCCCCTGCCACGCCACTGGAGCCACAGACCCAGTTCAGACTGGGCCAGATGTAGTCCGTCTTGTCGCCCATGATGTTGGCCCGGCCATGCACCTTTACCTGCGCCTTAGCTTTGTACTGCTCGGCAAGGTTGTTGTGCTGCGTCCAAACGTGCCGGATCTCGGGGATCATGACACCAGCGTTATTCACGCCGACAAGGTAAGCCTCGGGCCGTAGATCCAGGGCTTTTTCTAGGTCTTCAAATACGCAAGGGGCACTGCCACAAATGATGGCAGTACCCCGATGCTTGACGTTGTACCGTTCGCGCATAGAAAAAGAGGGGGCGAACCCCCTCTTTATCAGTCGCTATCGGTAGCGGCCAAGGTGGTGCCGTTGCTCACATCGACCACAGTGCCCGTGTTCGACAGAACATACACCAGCGTTGCCACAGCAGTGGTGCCAGTGGAGGTCACGCAGTAGACCAGATCGCCAACTTGCAAGGTGCCAGCCAGGGTGTTGAAGTAACCCTCGGTGTTGACCGTTGCAATGCTGTCGGTGGTCGAGTAGGAGTAGATGCCAGGAGCATTGCCACGCTTGTTAGCAGCAATGACGTTCCAGCCAGTAGCGGAAAAAGCCATGATTTACTCCTTATTCGCGGCAGGTGATTTCAACGATGCCGCCAGCGTCGATGGCAACAGCACCAGCGGAGAGCATCGACGACACCAGCCAAGAAGTCTTCTCGGGGATGTAGTTGATCTCAGAACGGATGCCCATGCCTTCAGCCATGCCGACGGAAGTCTTGTGCCAAGCCCAGACCTTACGATCCTGGCCAGAGCCACCGCCAGCCAGGCCGCCTTCAGAGCGGTCACCGATGGTGATGAACTTGAAGCCCAGGAACGTGTCCAGATCACCCTGCACCAGAGCCTTGACCGTGTTGAAGTCAGAGCTGGTAACAGAGGTCTCAGACAGCAGAGCCATCAGGTTGGAAGCGTGAGACAGCAGGTAACGGTCGCCCATCGGCACGTTGCCCTTGTCCAGCAGCTCCTTGGCCTTACGCAGCTTGGCCACGTTCAGGTTGGAGTCAGTGCCGCCGATGTCGTTGGACACGGTCAGCGAGGTGGACGAAGCAACAATAGCGTCGATCACGATCTGGTCAGCACGGCGGCCGATGGCCTTACCGACAACCTGAACCAGCTCAGAACGCTCGTCAAAGTTGACCTTGGCCTGATTGAAGATGTCGCTGTATTCAGCGGCAATCCAATCGCCCAGGGTAACCGTGGCTTGCGAGTAGGTAACGTTCAGCGGGGTAACGTCGGTTTGCGGAACGCGAACCTGGGCAACGCCAGCGCCGATCTTGGGGAACTTGTGAGTAGCCGCAGTAACGCCAGTGCGAAGACGGACAGTGTTACGCAGGACAGCATCAGCTTGATACGCCTGTTTAACTTCCGCATCGAACAGGGTTACAAAGGCATTAGAGATGCTAATAGCCATTTGAGTCTTCCTGAAACGGGTTGAACTTAGGGTTTATCGTCGCTGGTTGTCCAGGTCGCCCTGGGCCTTGACTTGTGCTTATCCTCGCACCGAGCAGTGGATTACCACCATCTATCGGCCTTGCGGTTGTCGATGGTTGAATTCTATCGCACAGTTCTCTGGGTGTGTCAACTATTTCTAGGCATAGGTTCCCCAAGGGTGGATAGCTCGGTATCCAGCCCCTCCCGGAGGGACTAGCCTGTAGTCCTTCCCAGAGTACCCATGAGGCAGCGATTCATCCGATGTGCGCTTGTCCCACCGCTGTACGCACATCTACCCAAGTCCCTCGCTGACAGGCTTGTCGGGTTAGCTGAGGGGTGTATCCCAGCCCGGTGTTTCTTGGGTGCGGCCCATGCAGGCCCATATGCTGACGCGCCCTGACGGCTGCGTAGAAGCAGAAAAGCCGCTTGAAACTGTACCCCGGTGAGAACCCACGGCTGTGGGCGAGATACAGATTCAAACGGCCTAACGGTGTTGCTTCTCACGACAACGAAACGGACTGTGCCAAAAAAAAAGCCCCCAGTCAAGTGGGGGCTAATTCATCCATGGCGGGTTAACTGTACATCTTTTCGAACAGTCGTTCAACCTTCTGGCGGTAGCCAGCGTCCGTCTTGTACTTGGGGTCAGCAACCATGGCATCCAAGTCTTCCTTGGACATGGATTCCTCGGTCTGGCCCTTGATGGTGTCCACTGGCACGCGGCCCTCGTAGGTCTCGCGCAGCTTCATCAGGGCTTTGATGCCCTTGGCGGTGTCTCCCCAGCGGGCGAACTCATTGAAGTCCTCCTTGCTGAAGATGCCCTTCTGGACAAGGCCTTTGCCCCAGGTGGCCATGTTGGAGATGATGGCCTTGCTGTTGGGGCCTAGCTCTGCCAGCTCGGCTTCCATGCTGCGCTGCACTTCTTGCTGCTGCAGGCCACCCATCTCTACGAACTTGCCTGCCAGCTCATCAAAGGCTTGCTGGCTCAGGCCGTACTTCTGGGCCCAGGAAACGTAAGTCTTGGCCAGGGGGTCGTCCTGGGGGGTTTCCCCGAGGGAGGCAAGGTCGTAGTTGCCGCCTTCCGGGGGCTTGTGCTTGCCCGAGCGGAACTGCTTTTCCAGCTCCATATAGGACTTGCTGATGCCCTCCAGATCTGGCTCTGCCTTGTCCTTGATCCAGAACTTCTCAGGCCAAAAGTCGGGGCGTTCCAGCGGGGAGTCGTCTTCCTTTTCAGGGGTGTCAACGTGGCTGATGGCGCTTTGCTCTTGGCCCTCGGTTGTCTGCGGCTCCTCTACTTCAGCAGAGGCCAGCAGGCCGGGGTTGTCATTCGCTTCGCTCATTTAGATCGTGCCTTTTTAATGCGTAGTTCAATGTCGCGGATCACGCTGTTCTGGCCCTCTCGGTACTGTCCCAGCGATGCGTCCGCACCGGGTTGCCAGCATGGACGCTCGAGATAGAACTCTCGCATCCACGCCAACACTTTTTGACCTTCGTCGCTGGCGAACGTGCGCGAAACCAGCAGGTCAATGTCAAGGCTCCCCGGCTCTTTCTCCGCAGGGGTAGCCTCTTCTAAATCATCCCATCCACTCATTGCATCTCCATCGGAGCGCCTTCAGCAGGGGCTGCCTGCTGCGCCATGGCAGCCATCTGGGCCATCTGCTCGGCCATCTGCTTGCGCTCGGCTTGGCTGGTACGCAGCGCAGAAGGCACGCCCAGCTTGTCCGCGATGTACTCCAGGGCCTCGCCACCCTTGATGGCCATCTGGCCTTCTGGGCCCATGCCCTGGGCGATCTGCATGAACTGCAGGATGTTGTTGATCTCATCCATGTTCTGGGCCATGGCCAGGGGAGACACGGGAGAGACCTTCACTTCCAGGCCGTTTACACGCAGGGGCAGGTCAATCAGGCCAGCCTCGTCCATGACCTCCAGCATCTTGGAGACGATCGGGATCATGGTCTCGTTGATCAGGCGGCCAAAGGCAGAACCCAGGTTCTGGGCCAGTTCTTTCATGCGCTCGACAACCTCGGTGGCAGAGCGGGCGCTCATGTTGTCCGGGGGCAGCGATTCATCCAGCAGCGTGCGCTTGATGTTGGCCCGCATATCGTTGATCACGATCTGGCTGACATCAAAGTCACCCGAGCGGGGCAGGGGCTTCAAGGCCTCGCCCTGGGGGCCGCCATTGCGGGCCACGGGGATGATGGCACCAGGGGTGATCCTGACCGTGGCAGGGTTGAGCACCCCGTCATCAGCGGCCGTATAGACCCCGGTAATGGCCAGGGCTGCGTTCTTCAGGAGCAGCTCCAGCGTCTTGTTCAGGGTCTTGATGTCCGGCAAGGCGGTGATCACAGGGCCACGGCCGTAGATCTCACCGGCTACCTTCATGTAGCGGCTGATCACCCAGGGGCTGGTCTTCTTGGTGCGGTACACCAGCTCAGACTTGCTCTTGTCGTGGATGACGTAATAGCCGAACTTGCCCGTCTGGTAGTCGTAGACAGTGGCCTCCACCAAGTCGATCTCGGCGGTGGGCTTGTCGTCGATCTGCTTTTGCAACTCATCGGGGATCTTGGCATCCTTCCACTGCTGGGCAATGGCCTCGCCTTTGAGACGCATCTTGCGGTAGACGTTGTCTACTTGGCCGTTAGCGCCCTCCTCGAAAGAGACCAGATACTGCGGGACGGGGATGAAGTTGATGGGGCTGACGGCATCACCGGGCTGCACAAGCATGACAGCGGTGCCCACGGACAAGTCCAGCAGGAATTCGCCCATGGCGATGTCAAAGTTCGACTGCTTGAGAACAGCGAACATCTTTTCGTTGTACAGATCCAGGGCACGCTGGGCCTCGGGGCGGCGCTCCTGCGGGATCTCCGGGCCCGGCTCCAGGCGGCACCACTTGCGCTGGGGCGGGAAGATGCCAGACTGCAGGCGGTTGGCAAAGCGTTGGGTGCTGTTGATGGCCGTCGAGTCAAAGACCCGGCTCATCTTCTTGCGCCCGCCTACGTTGCTCTCGTAGTCGCCCGTGTACAGATTGCGCTGGGGCAGGGCGAACTCATAGGCATCCTCGTACAGGCTGCGAAAGTCCTCCTTGCGGTTGAGCGCCAGCTTCTGACGGGCAAGAATTTGCTCTGGTGTCAGTCGGTTAGCCATTTTTCTTCCTTGCTTCGTATCGTTTGAGTAGTGCCCGTCCCTTGGCGGCCAGCCTTGCCGCTGATGCTGCAGTGCGGGGTACGGGTTCCCCCCACGCATTGGCTGCTAGAGCCAGCCTAGTAGGCTCACCATTGGGTTTTTGCAGGGGGCCACTAGGGTTGGTATAGAACCGGGTCAGAAAAGAGCCCTTGCGGCGCATCTTCTCGGGGGTATCTGCAGCGCCTTTGACCCCAGGCTTGAGGTTAGCCCCCTCCTTGCGCTTGAAATAGCGCCTACCGGCCTCTGTGAGGCCTCCCTCGGGGTTCTTTAGCTTGCTCATTCGTACCACTCCAGCGTCATAGAGGCAGCATGGGAGGTGCCGTTCACGTTGGTGAGCCTGAAGTGGTAGTTGGTCAGGGGCTTGAGAACGTATTCCAGGGTGCCAGCCGAACCGCCACCGGATTTCTTGCCCACGCCACCGGGCACGATCTGGCCATCCAGCTCAGTCCCCAGCGTGTTGATCGTCGGGTTGATCACCATGGCGCTCTGGCTGGGGTTGCTTATCGCATAATTGCGATTGCGGTTGATTGGCGTGAAGGCTGTACCACCCGTGCTGCTGCTGCCCTCGTACAGATAGAACTCAGCATCACCCTGGCAGAAAGCGTCCACCGAAATATGCGGGAAAACCCCAGCAGGGGAGGCCATCACGATGTCAATGCTGGCATTAGCGGCTAGCTTGCTTGCCACCGGGTACAGCTTGTAAGCAAAGTAGGCCCGGCCATCGTGATTGCGCTGGTGGTTCACATCCACCATGATCAAAGGCGAATCAGCCCCAGCCACCACGAACGTGCCATTGTTGGTCTTCTGAACCGGGGTGACAAACCGGGACTTGGTCGTCAGCGATTCCAGCTCAATCAGGGTGGTGGCCATGGCTTACTTCTTCTTAGGCTTCATGGCCGTCATGGCGGCCTTCTTGAAGGCTTCATTGGTCGGCGCACCAGGAGACCCAGGCTTTCGCATCTTCTCCTTGGAGCCCTCAGCAATGCGCTCACGCTTGGCGTGAATGTTGGCGTACAGACCGGGCTTCATTTCTTGGCTGCCTTGCGGGCCTCAGACATGGCAATGGCCACGGCCTGCTGCTGGTTTTTGACCACAGGGCCACCCCGGCCAGAGTGCAGGGTGCCCGCCTTGTACTCGCGCATGACCTTAGAGACCTTGCGCTGCATCTTTTGCTTGTTGTCCATCACAGACCCGAGCCAAGAGTGGTACGCATGGGCAGGCCTTGCTCGGCATCTGCACGCTCGGTAGACAGCAAGCCACGCAGGCCACCACGGCGGCGAGCACGGTTGGCGGCCATAGCACGCTCGGCCAGGGCCGTCTGCTCGGCAGCCACGCCAGCCTCTTGCTTGGCAATGGTGGCTTCTTGTTTGGCGATCTGCTCGCGCTGCATTGCGTTAGCTTCTGCGGCCTGAGCTGCTGCGGCTTTGCTGCCTCCAGACATGAATGACATGGTTAGACCCTCGACATTAAGTAAAAATCGCTTCCGTCCGGGCCATACCGCCGCATCTGTCCTTCCAGCTCGAACCCAATGGCAGTAGCCCAACGGAAAGCACGCTGGTCTTGGCATCTTACGGTTAGCTGCAGACGGTGCAAATTGCCCGCTATCACTCTGAAATCTCGGTAGGCAATGGCTATTTTGGTCATGGCCACCGGGTGCTTCCTGGCTCTTTCCTCCATGAGACACCACATTTCTTCGACCCCCTTCCAAATATGAACGGAGCCAAAGCAGACCGCTGGAGTGCCGTTTAGCAGGGCAGTGATAGCGTTTCCCGTGGATGCCTGGGCGTACATCAGGTCGCGCATGGAAATGCTGTCTCGCATGGCCATGACACCCCCATCCTCAATACGCATATTCAATGCGTGTGCAGGATTGAACGGCACCAGGGCGATCTGAGGCGGCAGATCCGGCAGCAGCTCATCCAAAGACATCGAATTCACTGTTGACCACCGTCTGGGCGATGAAGGGTTGGGCGTTGGGCTTGGCGTTGCCACGGGTCATGCGGTTGTATTCCCCGCCGCCGAGCATCAAGTAGCCAAAAGAGTCGCCAATGTGCGAGTGCTCGTTCTTATTAGGGGCATCCCTGAAGCGTTCTTGCCCCGCTCCTACCGCAACTCGCTTAAAATGGTAGCCGCCGCCAAGGGCTTTGCGGAGGAGCTTGCATTCCCTGTTCACAATGAGTCCGGGTTTACCCTGAATCAGGCGTTGCATGGGGGCCGCCGCAGCTTCCCGGCGCACTTTGAAGTCGTTAGAGGCCGTCGGCTGCGCCCGCAAGCCCAGGGTCTTGAGGAACTCAAAGGCTGTGACCTCATAAATAGCGTCCCTGGCCTGACCAGCGGGGTCTCCCCAGACCATCACTTGGTGATTGGGGTAACGCTGGTTCAGCTCAGTGAGCAATTGCAGGCCAAAACGCTCCAGGCCCATGTCAAAGGTGACGATTTCCTGGTGAATGACCCACTGTCCGTTAGGCAGGCGCTGCCCGATGGTGGCTGCAGGGGTCAAACCAAAGTCCAGACCCACCTGGATGGGCACTGTAGGCTCCACCACGGTGTCCCCAGACATGGCCGCATCGTCATACTCTGGCCAAACAGCGCGGCCCTCTTGCACATAGGTGTACAGACCCCCGGCATAGCAGCGAATCCAGTCTAGATTCTTGCCCAGCAGCATCTGCGGGTAGTAGCCAGCGGGCAGATTGTTGATGTTCTCGGCCTTGGGGTTGACCTTCCACCACTTGCCAGCAGAGAAGATATGGTCGTTAGCCTCGGGATTCTCGGGCAGCAGGTCAGGATCAGCCTCCATCACGCCACCGGGCTGCTTCCAGAACTTCCAGGCATACGGCCCGGTCATCTTTTCTTTCTCAGCCATGTTGTGCCACCAGTGGTCATCATCCATGGGGTTGGTATCCATCCAGATACCGTGCCAAGTAGCCCCGCCATCCCTCTTGGTAGGGTATCGTCCCACCCGGTGCGTGAGGCCGTCTATGACCGCTTTAGGCAGCTCCCTGGCCTCATTGACCCAGGCACCAGTCAGCTCCAGAGAAAGCAGCTTGCGAACGTCCTTGGGCTGGTCTAGGGCCAGGAAGATGACCTCGCAGTCAATGCCAGCAGCGCCATCACGGGCAGGCAGCCGAATATGGTGGGTAATAGGCGGTGTCCAGAGCATGGGCCCAAAGGTGCTCTCAGGGAACAGATCCAGCCATGTCTTGATGGTGGTGGTTTTCAGCATGGGGTAGCTGTTACGCACCACTGCCCAGCGGGTGTACCGGATATTGTCTACAGGGCTGGGCTTTTGCTTGACGGCCTTGATGAAGATCTTGCTGGCGCAGCCGTAGGACTTGCCGCTACCCACCGGGCCCATGATGCCCTGCACAAAGGCATTGGACTGGATGAAGTCATAGATGGTCGGTGACTTGCTGAAGTCCAGCCGCAGACCCCCCGTGGCCACCGCTTTGTCAGACTGCTCTTTAGTTCTTGCCATTGGTGACTGCTTTCATAAAGACATGGAAGTGCTTTGCATCTAGCTTCATGGGATGCTGTCTATTAGACAACCCATGCACGGTGGCCACATCCACCCCAGTAGCCCGCTTGGCATTGACTACCGCGCTGGAGTTGACCGAGGACACCTGGGAGGCCCTCAGATCAGACCAGTCAATGAGCCTGGGCCGGGATGGATCACGCCAGTGAAAGGCGCTCAGTGGGTGGCACTTGCAGGTGTACTTCATTTATTGGGGCAGTCTCGGCCTTGCCGACAGTGGTTGTTGCACGGTGGGCATACGTTACGCATCGACAGCATCACGCTGGCCTTTTGGCGCACCTCT